ATTCTTTTAACTTAATTATTTTTTTGTATTTTTTTACTCCTTTTGAGTTTGTAATTGAATTACATTTAACACCTTTAGTTAATTCTAAATCTAAATATGAAAAATTTTCAAAATCGTGAAAGCCAAGTATCTTACATACTATTTTACAGCCTCTAAATTCTGTTTGATTTACTAAATCTATAACTCTTTTATCAAACTCTTTTAAAACCTCATGTCTTAATCCTTGACTGACTGCCATGATACAACCTAACTCTTGGGTATCTTTATCATTTGATTCAATCAACTCAATTATTTTATTTACATCTGCTTTACTCATGATTGTAATTTTTTAGTTTTAAATATCTTTCAGCTTTTTCACAAATTGTTCTAAAGTAAATTAAACGAGGTTCTGTACTATCTGAACCAAAAGCCTCTACATGTGTAATTGAATTGTTACTATTAAAATAACTCAATGTCTTATAACACTTAAAATCCACAGCAGCAAACTTTAATTGCACTCTTATTAGTATTAATATATTATTATGTATTTTTTTCAAAACCTCATCTTTAACACCTTGACTAACTGCCATCATAAAACCTAATTCTTGGTTTGTCTCATCATCTGACATGATCAACTCAACTATTTTAGTTACATTACTCATTTTACAATATTTTTAATTAACTCTTTAAACTCTTCAAACGTCCTAACAACAAATGTATCTATACCTTGTTTTTTCCACGCATCATGTACTCTTACTTGTTTGTCTAATAAAGTACCTGTATTTGTTTTTAACTCTATACCATAAGCTTTTGAGTTATACATTAGCACTAAATCTGGTACACCTGTTTGCAATCCCTCATCTTTTAAATAAACTATTGCCATTTGCAGGTTTAAACGTGATGCACCTTTTACCCAAAATCCATTGGGTACACTAAATAAACATAGGTTTAAATGTGGGTACTGATACCCAAACCATGTAACACAACTTTTTTGTATTTGATGTTCTTTTCTTTTTGTCATAATATTATTTTTTTAAAAGTAATGGTTCGTAATATCTAACCCTTACATCATAACCTAGATTTAATATAATATTATATATACTTCCTGCTCTCTTTGTTAAATCAGCATACTTATCTTCAATTTTACAAATATCAATTACATGAGGATATTTAAAAGCCATATACATTTTTAAATGTTTCATATTCATAATGCTTTGCACATCGCTAATAATCTGATAAGTCAAACCTAAACCTTTGCTTAATTCAATAGCTAGTATTATATTATCAACATCTAATGTTTTTACTAAATCTATTAATTTTTTATACTCTTTACTTTTTACACTCATAACTTTATGTGGATAACTTTGTTAATAACTTTTTTAATGTGGATAACTTAATTATTGTTTTGTGGATAATCTTTGTTAGTATCAAAGTAATTACCTGTTCGTAAGTCATACTCTAGTTTACAACTACCTAAAGTACCTACAAATTTAAACTTTACTTTTTGCACATGCACCTCTACTAGATTATCAGGATTTTTATCTTTGTCTTTTTCTCTAAAAACTGATATACCATTATGTGTCTTGTTAAAAAAGTTACCACTACCAGATATATCGTTTAGTGTAGCTACTCTATCAACTCCATTAATAGTTACTCCTTTTGTTGGATGAGCTACTAAAAAAACATGTACATTGTAATCCTCTGCAAATGCTATTATTTTAGATAGAATACGACTTACATAATTTGTTTCTAACTCATTGTTTTTTAGATCATGCTCTATTGTGTTCCAGGGATCTATAACAAGTCCTTTTGTGCCATACATAGAGACTAGCTTTTTAGCTTGATCTAATATGTAATCAATAGATAATACGCTTCTGTGAGTATCACCATCTTGTTTTTTTGTTGCGTGGGTTATAAAATTAAAGTGATTAAATACAAATTGTTCTGCATTTTCATACTCCTCCTCGTTCATTCTATCAATATAAACCTCTCCTGTATTTGGGTCAAATATATTTTCAAAAGGTTTGTTAGTGTATTTTTCTGCAATCTTTGTAAAATGTATATCTGGAGGATTCTCCATAGAACATATTGCGAATTTCCACATGTGACGTTTAGCAAGTTGAACCATGATATAATCTAAAAACTCTGATTTACCACTACCACTAATACCTGTAACCATGGTTAATTCTCCACCCCTAAAACCTAGTAAAGCATCAAAATCATTTAAACCAACTCTATCGCATACAGGGAATCCATTATCATAATAATTACGTGCTTTTGGTGCAATATGCCTCATATCTATTATCCCATCAATCATGTCATATTCAACAGAGTCTAAACAATGTTTTACACCTATTGAACCATGATTTATGAGAACATCATTTATATCTTTGCAATCAGTAGGATATTTAGGTATTAAACATCTATGTGCTCCATACCTTTTGATAAAAGCATCTGTTAATAACTTACCTGCACTATCATCATCAAAAAATAAATATAGCTTTTTACCCTCTAGTTTTTTACTTACATCTTCGCCATCTAAATATTTTAAACTGCTATCTTTACCACTTGCACCATTTGGAACTGATACCACATTTTTAACAGTACCAAAGTATTCAGCTAAAGCCATACAATCAAATTCACCCTCTGTAAAATAAATTGCCTCTGCATCATTTTGTATGTTATCATAGTTGTATAAAACTAACTCACAACCTTTTTCTAAACCAAAGGCTTTTTTATCAACTGCTCTATGTTTGATGTTTACCAGTTCATTATTTTTGTAATAGTTAAAATTTATAGATTGTGCTTTTTCTCCAAATTGTGCAAAATATATATAACTTTCTGTTATTTTAAAAGCTTTTACAATATCCTCACTTATGTTTCGTCTTAAAAATACTTCTAAAACGCCTTTACTTGGCTCGTGTTGGATTATATTTGGTTTTTGATATGATTGTATAGGTTTAAAATTTTCTTTCTTTACAAGCGATTTTTTACCTATCTTTTTTCTTTGCTCTGTGTTTATGTTTTTCTGCATCTGCTTATTATTGTACTCTTTTAATTCTAAATCTATTCCTGATAAATAAGCTAATTCTTTACATGCATCTACAAAAGAAATATTGTTTACCTCTTTTACAAACTCTATCACGTCACCACTTTTACCAGTACTAAAACATTTAAAAAAGTTATCAGTAGAATTTGAGACAATTGTAAATGAAGGTGTTTTTTCATTACTAAAAGGGCTTTTGCATTTCCAGTTACCACCTTGTTTTTTTAAGTCTGGTAAATAGTGTTGAGCTACTGGCAATATATCCAACTCTCTTAACTCTTGTATTTTATCCTCTGCTATACTCATAACTAATCATTCTTTTTTAATTGTCTCATCTGACTACCATAAACAAAAGCAGGTTTAGTACTTTTTGTTTTTGCTCTCTCTCTCCTGTCATGCTCCATGTGTTCCCTAGTTTTAAAATCAACAGGTACATTAGATTTTTTTACACCTGCTGTATTATTAGTTT